GACAAACCGCACATCTGGACCCTTGATCGACGCGACCGCCGCAGCAAGCGAGAGGCTGACCCGGACGACATACCCTTGACCGCCTGCCGGTCGTGCAGTCGCCCATATGAACGATGCCTGCCAGCCTGTCCCTATTGCGGCGAGGCACCGCCCGTGCCGGAAGGGGGCGCACGGAGCATTGAGCAGGTGGACGGGGATCTCATGCTGCTCGACCGCGCCACACTGGCTCAGATGCGCGCCGCTCTGACGCTTGAGGCACCGGGTGACACGATGGAGCGCGTGGCTGCTGCTGCGGGTGATCTGGCTGGTCGAGGTGCAGCAGCGCGCCAATTGGAGCGCCACCAAGCGCAGCAACGCCTACGGGCTGCGATCGAGCAGTGGGCAGGTGTTCGGCGTGCTATGGGTGAGGACGATCGGTCGATATATCGCCGGTTCTTCTTGACCACTGGTGTGGATGTGTTGAGTGCAATGGCTGGCAAACGTGCTGAGATGGATGCGTTGGCTGCGAGAGTGGAGGGTTGGTATCGTGGGTAAAAATTTCTCTTGTAACAATCTCGGTCAACGTCGAGCGTCTGATTTTTATGAGACACCTTATTCAATCACACAACAACTGCTCGATCGTGAGACTTTTGAAAAAAACGCAACTACACTTGAACCCGCCTGTGGTAACGGCGCAATACTGTCTGTGCTACACAAAAACGGAATATTCGCTTGGGGTTACGATGTTGAAACTGATTTTCTGAAAGAGACACGTCAAGTAGATCAGATTATCACCAACCCACCATTTTCATTAGCCCTAGAATTTATCAAACAAGCAAAAGAAATCGTCAGGTGTAAGTTCGCATTTCTCTTACCCCTGTCGTATCTACACGGAAAAAAGCGTTTAGATGAAATCTACACCGACCGAGTCTTTCCGCTCGCTAAAGTTTATGTGTTTTGTCGTTATCCTATGTTGGGCGACCAACTTAGACAAGATGGAAAGTACAGGACTGGCATGATGGTTTATGCGTGGTTCGTATGGGAACGCCACCACGAAGGTGAACCTGTGATCCGATGGATCGACAATCAACCTTTCGTGATTTGCAAAGGTGACAGGTAATGCTAGAGAGTGCCGTACAGTCGCACACCCGCCTTGAACTCGCACGAATGGGTGCATTAGCTTATCGCAACAACGTTGGTGCCTGCGAGGACAAGCAAGGGCGCATCATTCGCTATGGTTTGTGCAACGAATCGGCACAGATGAACCGGGCGCTGAAGTCGTCGGACTTGATCGGCGTCACCCCCGTCCTGATCCAACCGCATCACGTGGGTCGGACGCTCGGGGTGTTCACAGCCATTGAGTGTAAGCATTCCGACTGGCACATGACCCCCGGTGATGCACGTGCTCAGGCGCAGCAGCGGTTCATCGACCTCATTCGATCGGTCGGCGGGATTGGTGGGTTCGTCACCGATCCGGGGCAGGTGCGTCAGATATGTTCGATTTAAGACCCTGCACTGCCGCTCAGGTTCTACCGTTGTTTCAAGAGCATCACGGATATGGTGGCATCGGTGGATCGTTGACGTACTGCTACGGTTTGTTTGAATGCGACAGGTTGGTGGCCGCTTTCACTTGGCAACCGCCCGCTTACGGTGCCGCATCGGCGGTTTGTCCTGATGCACCGTGGGCTGTTTTGTCGCTCTCACGGATGGTTGCTGTCCCGCGTTCGGACCGTGAATGCCAGCGATTGTCCGATGTGCTGCGGCATCAATTCAGACTCATCGACCGGACGCGCTGGCCGGTGATCATCACCTACAGTGATGAGGGTCAGGGTCACAACGGCTGGGTGTATCGGGCTGCTCGTATGAAGCGGACGAACCGCAGAAAAGCGCCATTCTACACCGATCAAAACGGTGTCAGACGATCCAGTTTGTCGAATGGTGTCAGCAGCACGGTCGGTCTGGTTCGTGCGGGACACACGTTCATCAACCGGTGGGAGCATTGGGCTTGCCCACGGGACGACGTGCTTCAACACGTCCACGGCGCAGGATGGGTCAGGGTGCCGGTGATCGGCAAGACTTGGCGCAGCGGCGAGCAGGCTTACACGATCCGGCACATCACCGAATTTGTTGACAGCCTGTAAGGTTTCAGGGCATTACACCGCTATGGGCAAGTATATCCACGGGGAACGGCAGAAAGCCGCAATGATCCAGGCGGGCATCGACCTCTGGCATCAGGGCGGCGTGTCAGCTGTGACGGCTCGCGGGATCGGCAAGATCGTCGGGCGGTCCCATGCGGGTGTCCTGTTCCATTTCCCCGGTGGGATCACCACCCTACGGCAACAGGTGAAGCAGGCGGGCATTGAAGCAGGTGATCGGGTGATCATCCAGTCTTTGCTCGTTGCGCGTGATCCGATGGTGGCTCACTTCACCGAGGATCAGCGCCGTGCTTGGATGAATGCTTGAGGCAGGTGCGGGTGTAGCAGGCACGTCTGCTCGCTCCCCTGAGCCACTGGATAGTCGTCGAGCGTCAGGACCATGTGACCCGCGCTGGACTGCTGGAGCGCCCACACGGGGACATGGAACAGGTCAGGTGGCACGGCCACACTTCGGCGCAGGTTCACGCACGTCCCAGCGCACGCTGCATACATAGCAGACGTATTCGTCCTGCTCGCGCATCGGGCGGCAGAGTGATGCGCTGCGGCAACTGACAGGTTGTACCGTCTCTTGTACAACCTCACCCACCAGCGGCAGACGCTCCGGTGGTGCGACTGCGCCACCTCTGTGACCATCCAAAGCCCGCATCGCGTTGACGATCATCATCGCAGCCACCTCGTCCGCTGCATCAGCGAAGTGCCGACCGTCTTGGAGAACCTGCTTGCCCTGATACCGCCACTCACTCATGGAACCCGTGCTCCAGTTCATCAGCGACCAGATCCAGATAGCGCGCACCAGACGTGTAATCGTCGCGGACGGCGGGATCGAGCACCTTGCTCGCTGCTTCACGCAGAGCGGTGGCGCGATTGCGGATGTATGCGACGGGATCAGGCTGCATTGGGGTGCTCCGTACGAAGGGTGGCGAGAATGGCGCGTGAAGCCCGCATATTGTGATCATTTCCTGTGATCCGACGAATGATCATCATCCTGTCGCGTAGCGGGTGATTTGGTAATGGGAAGGCACCCCATAGCCCCATAAGTAATTCATCGGCCAGACAAAGAACGTCCTTCAATCTCTCGATTTCTTCATCCCTGTCCGCGATTACTTCACACGCCGCCTGCACAGGCTCTCCAGCACTAAACCACTCTCTGATGTCAGATTTCATCGCATCGCAAACACCGGGATCTTCAAGAGCGGCGCTCATCCAAGAGCCTAGGGCGACGGACGCCATGACTGATCGTCGAACCATCGCGTCTTCTGGTAAGTCGTGCCAGTGAGGGGGTGTAAGATCGTCACTCATGCAAGCCTCCGATTCAATTGAGCGGCTTGTCTGTTGGCAATCGCCGAAACGAGCGCCTTCGCGACAGTAGCCTCGCATGTCTCAGTCTCCGGCCTCGTATCACGTGCCACAGCCTCAAGCATCGACACGAGTTCAAACAGCGTCTCACGGTTGTCCACCACGAGCCGTGAGAGGGCCGCAGCACTCGCTTCATTGACCGAGCCAGTCGCCTGAAGCCATTGTTGCAGATCGGCGCGGTGTGCATCTGCTGCGCTGCGGTGAATACCACCTGCACCGTCAAGATAGCATTGAATCGACTGGACCATTATGAGTCACTCCCGAGCAGTCTGGCGCACTCACGCACCATGTAATCGTTCGCTTCACGCTGGCGTTTGTCGCGCTCGGCACGGATCGACATGAGTTTTTCAGCGATCGCTTTCGCTTCCTGCTCGGTTCCATGCCAAGGCAAAAAACCACCGGATGAGACACAGTATGAACGAACGTGATCGATCTTTTGCGCTCGGTATTCTCGCCCGTCATTGTAGAAAACCATCTTCTCGGTCTCTTTGATGACTTCGAACGCTTCGAATCTGTAACCCTGCTTGATTGCCCACACGCTCATTACTGTTCTCCGAATATATCCCGGTTGTGCTCACTGGCCCACTGCGCCACCTCTTTGCAGCGCTCGTGTGGGCCGTAGAGAATTTCGATCGTGGTGTAGCGATAGCCGCAACCGGTGCATTCGCGGCGACGGAGAATATCGCCCGATGCCACAGGTCGGCTGTCCTTGACGATCGCATCGGTGCCGCACTTGGGACAGCCTCGAACGTGGAGTTTCTTACCCATTATTCAGGCCCCCACTTGATCGGTGTGCGCGTTTCACCCGGTAATGCGACCGGCGAGAGGACGTGCTGCTCGGTCTGCACCACTTCCCAAGCACCACACACCGCCCGAGCCTGACAGATCGCGTCTGACAGCGCGTGGTGCTGCACCCGACCATCCCCGGCAAACTGAGCGAGCCACCCGCTGTGATCGTCAATCCCCGCCATGTCGAAAGCCGTCCGAGTGTCGCGCGGGGAGCGGTAGTGCCACGGCACAGGCTCACCAACCGCTGCATATGCCGCAGCGAGGATCGAGATGTCGAACTGTGGACCATGCGCCCACAGGCGCAAATCGGACGGGTCAGGGCACACGTCCACCAGCCACACGCTGAATCGGCTGAGAGCAATGCGCAGATCCACCGGGTTGTCGAACGCAGCCTGTGCTTCAGCGGATTGCTCGGACCACCACCGTTCGGTCTTGGGGTCACGCTTCAGCGGATACTTGAGGCGGTCGGTCAGCTTGCCGGTCTCGAAGAACCTGCCGCGAGTGGACGGGGTGCCGCCATAGCCGCGTGGATTGTCTGTTGCGATGTAGAAGGTGTCGCCGTAGCCCTGCTCCATCCGCGTGTTCATACAGTCCGAACAGTCACCGCCATCGTTGACGTTGCCGCGCGTCGTCCCGCCCTTGCAAGTTTGGCAGGGAACGCTGACCGCACCACTCACCGGATCGAACAAACACGCACCAATGGAGCGGATGTCGCAGCCTGGTTCGGTGCCCCATGTTTCGAGGTCGAGCATCACGTGAGTCACAGACATTCAAAAATCTCCCCGAGTCTGATCTCACCGAAACGTATTTCGACACCAGCGAAAGTCATCTTGTTGATGTCGGTCGGAACAGGTCGATCGCTGTATTGATCAAGTACGAATCGACGGTGATAGCGATTCATGAGCAACTTCGGCGCGTCCATGTTCTGCGACAGGGCGAACTCACGAATACTATAGATCATGCGCTCAAACTTCTCGCGCGCTTCGTCCTTCTCGGTCACGTATCATTCTCCTGTCTCGGCGGCAGACCCATCAGCATCCGCGCGTATTTCTCACGTTCCGGCCCCATCAGCCGTTGAGCCCACCATCGTTTGTTCTGTGCCGCTCGACCTGTGCCGGTGCCTGCAATGATGTCGTGGAGCGCATATGCTCCGTCTGATTTGTTTGGGACGCCTCGTGCCATGTCGTTCGCTTAGACGGGCGAATCGATTCGGGTCAAGTGATAAATTTTGTAAGACGGTGTTGACTTGTGTAGCCGCCGAGGGTTAAGCACGGACAAATGAGCGGATCAACTTACACGGCTTCCGAGGTGGCTCAACATCTTGGGATCAGTCGGCCAACCCTATACAAGATGATCGACGATGGGAGATTCGGCATTGCGCCGATTCCCGGCACGCAGCCGCGCCGTTGGCGAGTCGCGGACGTTGAAGCGGTGTGGGGGCCGAGGGTATGAGCGGGTGCGAACTATACAGGCACTATACCAAAGACGGAACGCTACTTTACATCGGCGTTTCGCTTTCAGCCATAAATCGTCTGTCCCAACACAGGTACGCATCAAAGTGGTTCAAGAGCATATCGACCGTTACGATCGAGCACTTTGAAACACGCGAAGAATGCGAGGTTGCAGAGGTCATTGCGATAAACACAGAGAAACCGGTGTTCAACGTGGTCACTAAGCGCGGCGGTGTGAAAAAAACAAAAGATGATCAGATGAACGCACATGATGTGGCCGCAGCACTAGGTATAGATCGAAAGACCCTGCGCAAGTGGGTGCGGACTGGTGTTTGTCCGGTCGCGCCGCTTGCTGGCATTGAACCGCCCGTGTGGCATCGTGCCGCAGTCGAAGCGTTTGTGCGGGGTGATGTCTGATGCCGATCAGAAAATTCGCTGTCCGAGGGGACGAGAAGCTTTGTGTTACCTGCGGAGAATGGAAGAAATTTTCGCAGTTCAACAAGAATGCGAGTCACTCTACCGGTCTTCAAAGCGAGTGTCGTGAATGCCGTAAGTTGCGCAAAAAACGAGCATATCGAAAGGACGGTTCTAGTACTCGCGCTCTGGCGCTTGCCTACCGGAGTACGGTGGTCGGAGCAGCCAGAGAGATAACATACATGGCATCGATTCGGGCTAACAAAAAAAACATAACTTTCGAAATCGACCTAAATTTCATCAAGAATAAGGTTGAACAGTACTGTGAAAAAACAGGTATCCCGTTCGATCTTAAGAAGGGTAAAGGCTGGAAGCCTTTCGCGCCGTCAATAGACAGGATCGACAGTCGTATCGGTTACACTCGTGATAATGTACAGGTCGTACCCGTATGTTACAACATGGGCAAACGAGACTTCCCTGAAATCGACTTCATCGCAATGTGCTGCGCTGTTGCTGAACGTCATGCGCACCGACCCGAAGTGATCCAACGCCTGAAAGAGTTGCGCAATGCAGAATTTTGATCTCGCTTCTGCATATGTTACCGCTCTGACTGGTGACATGAACACCGTAATGGACTGGCGGTGCCTGTCCGATGTGGATCGGGGTGCGCCGGGTCAGGTGTTTCGCGGTAGTCTCGCTCAGGCGTGGCAGTGGTTGTGCGCCTGGAACGACGCGCAGCACGGGTGCTTCGTTACCGTTTCGCAGATGGACGGTCAGGGGCGCGAACTGGCAAACGTCCAAATGGTTCGTGCTCACGTTGTGGACCATGATGGTATCGACGCACAACAGCAGTCCGAAGCAGCTGCCCGATGGGTGCCCGCCCCCGGTTTCCGGGTTTTTTCATCGCCTGGTAAGTTTCACACCTACTGGCCTGTCATTGGTTATCAGGACAACGAGCGCTTTAAGACGCTTCAGAAAAAACTGCGCACCATGTTCAACGGTGACAAGGCTGTGGTTGATGCAACTCGCGTGCTCAGACTACCGGGCACGATCAACCATAAATACGGTCAGCCCTTCCTCACTCACTGTGAAGCATTGGCCGGATACGGTCAAACCCTCACGGTTGAACAACTTGAAGCGGCATTGACCCATGTTGTTGTCATCGAAGCGGGTGGTGAGAGGCATGATCTCGGCGATCCCGAACTAGCCGCACCGAGTATCGAGTGGTTGAAGCGCGCTCTTGACTTGGTTGACCCGAACGATCTCTCGCGTGACGATTGGTTGGGTATCACCGCTGGTTACAAGCAAGCCGGTTGGACACTTGCGACCGAAGACGAACTGCGTAACACGTGGCTCGCTTGGTGCGCCCGCTATGATCGCAACGAGAACGCCGAAAACATGAAAATGTGGCGCTCGATCGAACGGACGCAGCTGGGTTGGAAGTCGCTTGTCGCACGCATTCCGTCTCTGAAGGCGATGACGCTGTTCGGCACCGTTGGTCAGGCCAGTGCGCCGAGCGCCCCGACACCTGCCGGCACGCCACCCATGCCGGTCTCAGAGCCACCCGCACTGGACTGCAAGGGTGAATTTCTCACACACGAAGAATGCAAGACTTGGTTCAAAGGCTGCGTGTTCGTCACGTCCAGAGGTGAGATCATGCTCCCCAATGGTCGGTTGCTCAATCAGACCAAGTTCAACGGCGGGGATCACGCGGGCAAGAAATTCATCATCACGCAGGACGGCAAGACGACCGATGAGCCGTGGAAAGCCGCGCTCCGGTCAACCCTCTGGACCATTCCCAAGGTGGACCACCTGCGCTTCCTGCCCGAGCGCGGCCCGTCCGAGATCATTGTCGATGTGCTTGGTCGGCGCGGGGTCAACACCTACGTGCGCCCCAACATCGACATGGTACCGGGTGATGTGAGCCCGTTCCTGAACCACCTGAGCCGGATTATCCCTGACCCCAACGATCTGCGCATCCTCATTGAATGGATGGCTCACGTGGTTCGGTTTCCGGGGTTCAAGATCCCGTGGGCACCGGTCATCCAGAGCACCGAGGGGATCGGCAAGGGTGTGATCAAGATCGCCATGACCCATGCGATCGGCAAGCCATACGTCCACTTTCCCGACGCGCAGCAGTTGGGCGACAGCGGCGGCAAGTTCAACGGCTGGATGCGCGGCAAGGTGTTCATCCTTGCTGACGAGATCAAGGTGGACGAGAAGCGCCATCTGGTCGAAGTGCTCAAGCCGCTGATCTCCGAGGAACTGATCGAGGTGCAGGCGAAGGGTGTCGATCAGGAGATGGAGGACAACCCGGCTTGCTGGGCTTTCTTTTCGAACTTCAAGGACGCGATCCCGGTGTCCCGCAATGGTCGGCGTTACGCGGTATTCTTCAGCCCGCTCCAGACCGAATCTGATCTGCTCGCTCAGGGTATGGATGAAGCCTACATGAAGCAGTTGTTCGATTGGCTCAAAGCGGACGGGCAGCGCTATGTGGCGCACTGGCTCCACAACTATCCGATTGAGCGCGGTGCGATCCCGATGCGAGCGCCCAAGACGAGCAGTTGGGACGAGGCTGTCAGCATCAGCCGGTCGCCGGTCGAGCGTGCGCTCACCGAGGCAATTGAAGCAGGTGCTGCGGGTTTCCGTGGTGGTTGGGTGAGCGAGATCGCAGCACTGAAGCATGTGCGCGATCGTCAGGTGGTGCGCGGTAATCTTCCGCCTCACGCCGTCCGCTCGGTGCTCGAAGGGATCGGATACCGCGAGGTGGGTCGTCAGGTGCGTCCGTACTTCCAAGAGGACGTTGCGGTTTGCGGCGTGTTGTATAATCTGAACGTTGGCGCGGATGTGTCGCGCTATGGATCTGATCAGGGGTATGAGTGATGACCAAGCAGACACCCGCGCAACGACGCAAGGCCGCAGCGAACAAACTGGAGCGGATGGCAACGCCGGCCAATCCCGCCGTTCGTCCCGGCGACGTTACTCTGTCGGCTGCTGAGGCTCGGGCGTTGGTGCGGACGCTTCGGTCGTAGCGACACCGCCGAGCGCTGGTGCGGACGCTTCGGTCGTAGCGCGCCACGACTTGCCCAACACGGTCAGGTTGACCGCTACACCTTCCTCCGGCTTGGGGCTCACCACCGTCCGACGTACCAGACCTCGACGCACCAATGCAGCAGCCGTCCGGGCAGGGATCACATGGACCACCTGGGACGACTGCTGCATTGCGCGGATGGTTCGGTTCAAAGACATGACCCGCTTGTATCACGTCAGACTGTGCGTGTCACCTGTTCCATCACACCTCTCCCTCACGAGCCTGTGCGTAGGCGAAACGATACCCACCCGCACCATTGGAATGACCGCGCAGGTGGCGCGAGATCGCACTGGCGTGAATGCCGAGATCCATCGCCGCATCCTGCTGCGTCTCGTAGGTCTTGCCGTTGTTCAGGCAAACGACCGCCTGCCGCTTGGTCCGAAGGCTATACCCCAGCATGTTGCACCGGGGCGGCTGCGGCAAGGCACGGATACGATCAGCTGCGGCGCGGAAGGCGTCCGAACGGGTCGGTGCGGTTGCGACGATGCGGACGAGGACGTGACCGCCGTTGGCGAATATCTTGTTCCATTCGCTGTTGGTCTTGCCGTCCTGCAACAAATACACGTGGGTCAGACGGGACGCGCCGATCAAGATCGTCTCGGGTGGTTCGTTGGGGATCAGGACGGCCTGGTGTTCGTAGACACACCACGTTTCGGCGTTGCGCTGGGTGTCCACGACGATCGAAGCGTCGGCGGGGGTCGTGTCGGTCATGTCAGTGGTTCTCCGAGGTCAGAACGGGTGCTTCGCTGATCAAACGAAGCAGTGTGTCGCGTTGGCGGCGTCGAGCAGCAGCGGCAGCACGAGCAGCAGCAGCGTCAGCAGCGTCAGCAGCACGAGCAGCAGCGGCAGCACGAGCAGCGGCAGCGGCATCGGGCCATTCCTGCCCTGAAGCGAGCAAATCCACACCTTGAATCACCGCGTCGATCTCAGGCATCTGGACTGGTAGAGCGCGCAGTTCAGCCGCCAAAAACGCCCGGTGCACCCGCGACAGATCCTTGCCGTCGCAACCGACCGCCTCGGGCAAGGAAGCGAAGAACTGACGCGCCTCGTCAGCCGGTAACGCCTCAAAAATCCCCTCAGCGATGCGAAGTAGCGGAAGTGTCAGCCCGAACCGCTCGACCGCTACAGACGGGTCATCGCTGTGGGACAGGCAACCAATGAAGCACCCGCGCCCGTTGTCCCAATAGGTGCCTTGGACAACCTGATCGGCTGCGACGTGCTCGGCGACCTGACGGGACAGATCGGCGAAATTCCTGGTGAGGATTGTCATTCGGGGGTCTCCAGTTGCACCGGTCGAGCGCGGTGATACGGCCCGTCCATGTAGATCGTCCAATCGGCGGGACACAGCGCCTGAGCCTCTGCGTCCGTCACATCGTAAGGCAGTGCTCGACCTCGCTCGTCTGCAACGGTGAAGGACAGATGTCCGTCGCCGGGTGCGTAGCGCATGACGCGCGAGCCATCGGGTCGTGTGATGCGCCCGCGTTCACGCCGGATCGCGGTGCTCAGTGCGTGTGTGGTCATCGAATCACTCCTGTCTGTGTGATGAAAACTTACCACGTCGAACAATTTTGTCAATTGTGTTATTTTGTTCGGATTGCTTCGCCCCTGCGCAGCGTCGAGCGATCGCGCGGCGGACCGCCTGTTGCATTGCCCCGCCCCTGAACCGGATTGCCCCGCCCCTGAACCGGATTGCCCCGCCCCTGAGCGGGATTGCCCCGCCCCTGCGGGTCGGTGTTCTTGGTCTGTTCTCGCGTGTTCCACGTCTGTTCCGGGTCTGTTCTTGGTTCGTTCTGCGATTGCGTCGCAATAGCGGTTTGGTTTGCCTGGTGCGCCGTGGACGTGCTGAGGGCCGCTCCAGTGCGAGCGT